AAGCCCCAACATGCAGATTTATCTTGTTTTATGTAGCAATATTATGAAGCGACAGATATTCTTGTATGCTTATTGATTGTTTCCCAAATTCGAACGTACGCCTTTCGATTTTCTTCTTTAAAGTCAATCCCGGTATCGTCGATAAATATTTCATGTGCCAGAACCACATAGGAAGTATTTTGCACATATATGGATAACTCCGATCTTCCCGGCCGGGAAGAGACAGATATTATAATGTCACTCTTTGCGATCAGTTTCTCGATCATGATTCGCTGGATTCCTTTTAATACATCTAATGTTGTCATAATATTAATCTCCATTATATCTATTGTTAGCATAGTAATTTGTCAGTGTGTTAGCCATGAAAGCCATAGAACAAGTACCAACATTGCGTTTAGCATCCCGGCTTTCGCATTGCTTCTTATTCAAGTTGAAAAGCTGGTACATCTTCATCGCCTTGTCATAAGAACTTCTTTCGTCCTTCCAAGCCTCCTTAAGGCATTCTCCGAACGTCAATACGTGATTGCGGTACTTCTTGCCAGCCTTGAACATTGACCAAGCTGATTTCATGATTCTTGCTTTGTTGTACTTTGGTGCTTCCATTGTCTTGTTGTTTTATTATTATGATGCAAATGTAAGTAGTTTATTTTACATGATAAAATGAATGATAGTAAAAATACATACATTTAACGTTATTTTGTAAGTGGTTTATTTTACGTTTCGCTTTTTGAGGTATATTTGCAACAAGTAATAGAAAAGATTATGAATAGAATAAAGGATTTATTGAAAGAGAAAGGTGTAACGATCAACGAACTGGCCGATAAAATGGGGATTAGTCGAGTAACGTTATCCACTCAAATTAATGGCACTGCTAATATTGCCTCTTATGAAAAGATAGCTACAGCCTTAAATGTCCCTATGTGGCAGTTATTCGCCTCTTCAGAAGAAGTTCACCCAAAAAGTGACTCTTTATCCCTTACCTGTCCTCACTGTGGCAAGGATATTAGCATAAAAGTTGAATAGTATATTGTTAAAAATATAGTAATATTAGCCTTTGTTCGATTTAACCAATACCTTTGCACCCAAACATAAAACCAAAAAAAATGAACAAAATACAATTTGCCATCTACTTGATGGCTTTATTGCTTTGCGCCTGCTCGGAAGACGAACCAGTGGTTACCGGTATATCCTTAGATAAATCAGAACTTACATTAAAAATAGGAGAAAGCTATCAATTCAAATTATCGCATATGCCTTTGAAGGCAAAATCGCCAAAATGTCAATGGTATTTATCTAAATATTATCCAAATTGTGAAGGTTGTGAAAGTTATGAAGTTGGAACGATAGATCAGAATGGCCTTTTTACTGCAATTAGAGATGGAGAGGTATATGTAACAGTGTTTACTTTGGAAGACTATGATCCTGTAACCTATAAGTCGTATGACGCAACATGTAAAGTTACAGTTTTGCCAATAGAAGCGACAAGTCTAACTCTAAACAACACCGAAGAGATTATGAATATAGGAGAAACTATTTCTTTGGAGGCTAAAATAGAACCTGAAAATACTACACATAAGGATGTAAAGTGGGAATCAAATAATCCTAATATTGTGAGCGTAAGAAATGATGAAGTATTTGGAGGGAAAGCGGTAGTGACCTCATTGCAAGAAGGGGAGGCTATAATTACGGCTTCTGTTGGTTCTATTACAGCGACTTGTAAGATTACAGTCAATCCGACAAAACTTGAAGGCATATCTTTTGATCAGGCAGAAAAGACCGTGAAAGAAGGTGAGTCATTTGTTCTTACGCCTGTATTTACGCCCGAAAATGCAAGCAATAAAAAAGTCATTTGGACATCTTCTAACCAATCAATAGCAACAGTGGATCAAGGAGGAAAAGTTTCAACACATTCGTTCGGGGAATGTATTATTAAGGCTATATCCGAAGATGGAGGTTTTGAGGCTATATGTAAAGTAATAGTCTTGGAACCAACTATTGAAGAAGCAATAAAAGCCAATATATATGGATCATATACATCTTTCAACGGCTTTGTAACAGGTGATATCACTGCTGTTTTCTACAATAATAGTAGCAAAACCGTAGAAGTAACAGATTTTACTGTGTACGACACAAGAACAAATAAGATCATATTCCAGCAAGAAAATTGTGGACTTGCAGAGAAAGAAAAGCCTATACGGTATAATCTGAAGTTTAGCGGAGTTTACAAGCCTCTCTTCCTCTGGCACTACCACCACTCCGGCAAGTCCTACACCTGCGAATACAGAATGTAGGGGAGAAGGTGATTTGATAGGAAAATAGTATATTTGCTTGTAAAGTGAGAATATATATTATGGAAGAAAAAATTTTAAAATCAAAATATGGTTCAGACAAAACGCCTCTTCATTTAGGTGAACTTGAGATACCTTGTTATGTACTTGAAGATGGAACAAGAGTTTTTTCTGGCCGTGGAATACAAAAAGCATTAGGATCTAATGCAACAAGTGGAGTATGGCTAAACAAGTTCGTCAATAATTCTGAAATAACTCCTATTATTTCCTCTTTCAAAACCGGCTCTGTAAGTGTTTTAGATAAATTGAATAATCCCATACCTTTTTATAGACCCACATCGGGAGGCTCACAATCAAAGACTTACGGGTATGAGGTGACATTGCTCGTTGATCTATGCGATGCTATTTTGAAGGCAAGTGAAACCGGCTCACACATAGATGAAACAATAATGAAAAGTGCTAATACAATAATTCGATCTGTTGCAAAGGTTGGTATTGTTGCGTTGGTAGATGAAGCAACCGGTTATCAATATGAACGAGAAAAAGATGAGCTTCAAAAGATTCTAAAGGCGTACATTTCGGAAGAATTACTCCCTTGGCAGAAACGTTTTCCCGACATATTCTACAAAGAGTTATTCAGATTGAACGGATGGGACTATACAGTAAATGGTATTAAGAAAAGGCCAGGAATCATAGGGAAATGGACTAATACATTTGTTTATGAAGAACTACCAAATGGTGTACTGGAAGAGCTTAAAAAGAAAACACCAAAAAGTGAAGCGGACAATAGAACAAATCGCTACCATCAACTTCTAACAATTGATGTCGGAGAACCTAACCTTGAAAAGCAAATAAACAAGGTAATCACATTGTTTCAAGTATCTGACAATATGAAGCAATTCTGTGATAATTTTAAGAAGATGAAGATGCGCCAAATTGGACAAATGGAACTTCCGTTTGAGTTTGACGAAAATGGACATACTAAAGAATAGTTATAAAACATTTTAAAAGCATCGAATTCGATGCTTTTGATTATGTTGTTAAATATAGAATAAAGGTCATGGAAAAGATTATTGTAATATCAGAATTGATAAGAGGAGAGCTTCGTTCCAGGACCGAAGCTAAAAAAATTTATGCAAAAGTTTTAAGTTTGGATTCGAAAAGTATTAGTATTGATTTTTCGAATGTGTGCTTTATGTCTCGATCGTTCGCTGATGAGCTATGTAATATTTTGGATTTATTGAGATCAAAAGAGGTCAAAGTTCGTTTAAAAAACAAATGTGATTCTATTGATTTAATGATGAAGATTGTTGAAGGGAATAGGAATAAGCCAAGAGTTGTCAAAGAAGATAGTCAAGTTAAAGAGTTTTCGGATATTGATGCTTTGTCTGAGTTCTTGTTAACCATATAAAGTTACTAAAGCTCTTGCCTAATGAAATCAATAGTCTTAAAAACATGCTCGAAACAGCAGTTACATATTCTTTCGAAAATATACTTTGGATCTCGGCTATCTTTGTCACAGGATATTTGTCTTGGAAAGCTGCTGTATATTTTACGAAATTAGAGGATACTCGTAAAAAGGTTGCCAGTCTACCATGCGAGAAGAGAAAAGAAGAAATAGATCTGCACTCTAAAAATCATGTAGAAACGAGCAAGTCTATAGAAAGAATAGAGACCACTCTTGGCTTTATTCAAAAGACGATGGATCAATTGGCTCAAAAAGGGAATAAATTAATCATTGGCCCTTACACAAAATCTCATAGCCCTTTATCTATAACAGATGCAGGTCGAGAGATGATGGAGAGGTTAGGCGTAGGTGAAATGTTTGAAAAGAACTGGCTTCGTATAGACGAATTTATAGAAGACAAGTTGGAATATAAGAATCCTTATGATATACAAGAATTTCTAATCCAACAGGCTGTGGTTTATCCGGAAAAGTTTTTGCAGCCAGAAGAAATAGATAAAATTAAATTAGATGCCTATAATACGGGTGTTAATATCGTCCCTTACATGAAGGTTATAGCAATTCTTGCGAGAGATCGATATTTTTCAGAGCATAATATCCTTGTCGAAGATGTCGATAAACATGATCCTTTGAATAAAAATAAAAAGCCGGAATAACCTCCGGCTTTATTTTTTTCTGCTCACGCCCTCCGATTGCCTCGTAGGGGTTCCGCCCTCCGATTATACGATATCTATTTTTCGATTCAAGGCTTTAGCTTTCGTCGAATTGACCGTGTATAATTTGATGCTTGCAACTTTCATGGTACTATTTTATAACAAGCTCTATATTAAGAGCTTCCAATATAGATTCAATTTTATTCTGCCCCAAATTCATTTTCCCATTAAGGAATAAGGACATAGAGCTTTCCGAAAGCCCAATGTGTTCCGCAAGGTCTTTGCTTTTTACTTTGCGGAGCTTCATAGCTTCTTTTACAATATCTCTTATCATAATTAAAAAACAACAATTTGGAGTTTGTAGCCATTATTATCTGAAAATTGGTATACTTCGCAATTTTCATTGTAATATTCGGACTCTTTTATGTCATCGCAAGCGTCGACAAGCCCATCAAATAAAAATCCTTCTAATTCAGAGACAAAGTTGTCGATGGAATCGTCGCCTTGATTCTGCATAAGATCAAGCCCGGAGCCACCGTTGCCCAATGTTGCCAATACCAAAGAATTATTGCTTGACAATTCACTCTTTGCAAATTCTATAACTTCCTTTTTTGTTCTCATGATTGTAGATTTAAAATACTTCTTTTTCAACAACTAATTTGTCAGGGGTGATATCATATTCTATTGCGAATGCGCATCCATCTTCATATTCTGTATCCTGGATAACATCGTAATCTGGCACTTCGAATGAAAATATAACATAATCAGAGGTGTTGTCGGTGATAAAATTAATGGCATCAGCCATGTTGTTGAACCCGAAAACGTAAGATCCAGATAATCTTTCGTCATTCGAAATTTTATCACTTTCATTTGAATAAATGCCATATTCTAATATATTTTCTTTATTCTCTATAGGCGATGCGTGATACAGTTTCATGGCTATTTATTTTTAATTGTTATTACTTGTTTTTTATTACACTACAAAGATATGAAAAGTTTAAGTAATACCAAATTTTATAGGCTAAAAGTTTTTGTAATACCAAATATTTAACATTTTGTATCACTTTATCCTCTTTCCTCCAACACCTTTTTAAGCCTTTGCAACCTCAGTATATCACTTGCGAAGGTCGGATTATCCCAATTCCTCTTAACCGATCTGACATGCACATCGATGTACTTTCTCAAATCGAATATATTCTCACACTCGCTTAACCGGATCTCGTTAAACGTCACTTGGTAGTTTTCAAACCAGGTTATTAGTTGTTTTAATTCTTCGCTCATGGTGTTTTTCGGGCAAAGGTAACTACGAAAAGATATTTTATCAACAATGTATTGTTGATATGAGGATTAATTTGTAATTTTGTGCAAAGGCCTAATTTTAAAATAGTATTTTATGTCTTCACAGCAAGGGCCTTTTAGACCCCAAAAGAAGCAAGTTGATGTGTTTTGTCCTATTCATGGCAACTGGATAGGGCATTATGATTATGGCAGTATTGGATCTTATTACTGCTGGTGCAAAAAGTGTAAAAAAGAAATCAAAATCGTAATGGGAAAATGAAACTTACAATCAAACAAGAAAACTTTTGTAATTACTACATAGAATGTGGCAACGCTTCGGAGGCTTATCGGCGGGCTTATTCGTGCGGTAAAATGTCAGATAAAACGATATGGGAAGTGTCTTCTAAATTGCTTAAAGACAGCAAGGTTGCTACAAGGGTTAAAGAGTTACAAGATGAGCAAAAAGAACAATCTGATCTTACAAAAGATAGAATATTGGCAGAACTATCAAACATTGCATTTTCCTCTATAGCTCATCTGCATAACACATGGATAGAACGTAAGGACTTTGAGTCACTTACCGAAAAGCAAAAGTCTTCGATCAAAAGTATATCCACCAAAATATTAAAGAAAAATGTCGGAACTAATGAAGATCCCGAAATTATAGATGTGGAATATGTTAAGGTCGAATTATATGATAAGATTAAAGCTATAGAGCGTATTTGCAAGATGCTCGGATATGACGAACCAACCGTTTTGGATTTAAGAAATGCCCTTGTCCAGATTGATACTGGTATTGATTAATGTTCTATATTTAAGATTTGCATTTGCTTTGTTAGAAAAATATCGGGGTTTATAATTTTATTTATGTTCTAAATTTTATATTTTGTGGATAAGAAGATAATAAGCTATAAGAGGTTCAATCCCAATTTTCATCATTTAAGAGTTGCTCTTAAGAATGATGACAATAGGTTTATATTCTTATTCGGAGGATCTTCTTCGGCTAAATCTTTTTCGATTTCGCAAGCTATTGTGTTGGAGTGTATTGAGAATGGATATAACACGATGGTGTTTAGAAAAACTGGAGCTACTATATCGGATAGTATATATAAGAGTATTCAGGAGGCTATAGGAGGCTTAAAACTTGGCGCATTCTTTAAGCCGGTAGAGGGGCAGATAAGGTGCTTTAATGGTTCATATATCACTTTCAAAGGCTTGGATGACCCCGAAAAAATAAAAGGCCTTGAAAGTTACCAATATGTATTCTGCGAAGAAATATCCGAATTTGATGAAAGTGACTTTAAGCAGATAAGGAAACGCCTTAGAGGTAGGAAGGGACAAAAGATCATTGCTGCATTTAACCCCATATCCGAAGACCACTGGATTAAGAAGAATATATTTGAGCAGGAGAAATTGGTGGAAGTTGACAATCATCTTTACGGGAAATTAAAAGATAATCTAACAGGGAAGATATTAAAAAAAGAATATTCTGAAATCGCCCAGAAATGGACTAATTCCGCTAAGTTAATATTTAATCCTCGAACAAAAGAATACGATACACATAACCCTGATATAGTGATTATGCGGTCTACTTATCTTAATAATTTCTGGGTAGTAGGTTCTCCTGATGGGGGCTATGGTTTTTATGATGCCCAAGTGATAGCCGACTTTGAAAAAGATAAAGTAAATGATTACGCGTATTATCAAGTATACGCGCTGGGGGAATGGGGGACCGTTAAGACCGGAGGGGAGTTCTTCAGAAACTTCGAGATTGGCAAGCACGTCGGTCGTTGCGAGTACGATGAACGTTATCCTATCCATATAACTATAGACAACAATATGCTACCATATATATCAATCGGATTTTGGCAAATTATTACGGGCGATGTAAATAGCGCAAGACAAGTTCATGAGATACCGGCAGAAGATCCTTTCAATACAGCATCTAAGGCTTCTGAGGCAGCGGTGGAATACCTCGAGGATATTGGTTATAACGACAAGGTGTATCTATATGGGGATGTGTCGACAAAGAGCGGTAATACAATCGATGATGATAAACTCTCTTTTTTTGACAAATTTAAGGATGGTCTGGAAAAATCATTTGTCGTCGAAGAGAGGATGCCCAGAGTAAATCCATCTGTCGCCATGTCGGGGGAATTTATCAATGCCATTTATGCTGGCGCTATAAAAAGTATAGATATTAGAATAGATGAAAGTTGCAAGGTTTCGATAAATGACTACTCTCGTGTAAAGAAGGATGTGAACGGAGCAATCTTGAAACAGAGGGTTAAAAATAAAGATACAGGGCAGACATATGAGCAATACGGCCATTTTAGTGATACGAAGCGATATTTTATAACGGAGGCTTTTAATAAAGAGTACACGAAGTTTTCTCTTAGAAGAAGTAGAAATAAGATTTCTGATACCTCTATAAAGTATTATGACAAGTCAAAGGTCGACTTGTCTGAAGGATATGGCATGGTCGAAATCAACCCTTCCATCAATTCGCAATCCGTGTTTGTCAGGGTTATATTTAAAGATAACAAATGCTATGTCACAAGGGCAATGTTATCTGATACCATTATAGATGAGCTTGAGGTATCCTCGTTGATTGTTCCAGGTGATAGAGTTCAGGTGGAATGCGATCCTTTACTTGCGGCCTATGTCAAAAATTTAAAGGATCATGTCCAAGATGTTAGAGGCAGAAAGCCTTTCCATGATCCTCAAAAAAGGATATCTGCTCATATCGATTATATCCAGAACAACATATTCATCCCAAGTGATTATGATACGGATATTCTTTTTGAAGCGTTTATTGAAAACATCCTTGACTACAAGGATAAGAATAACATAGAAGCTATAAATTCATTAGCGGCATTATCAGAAAGGGTTAAGAGGAGCTTATATGTCGGATAGATTTTATTCTTAATTGTTTGTTCATCTAAAAATAAGCACTATATTTGTAGCATATAAAAGAAAATAAAGAGCCTAAGAGCCATTCTCAGTAGAAATACTGGGGATGGCTCTTTTTGTTTGTACAAAAATGAAATATCCTTTATTACAAAAACTTGCTTTTTGGAAATCTAACTGGAATAGCAGTTCGAAATCTTTTTCTATGGTAGGTAATGTGAATGCCGTAGAAAAAGATCAAGCAGGGAACATTTGGTATATAAATGCATTATCAAAAGGACTACAACAAATTATTGGTGGCAAATCTGACGTTTTTGATATGCTTAACCTTGCTGACAAAAGAAAGGCCTTAATAGCCTGCACTCCTTTTGCAACTGTTGTTGAGAGATGCGGTTCTATGTTTTCTAACGGGCGATTTTATGTGACGGATAAAGATGATAATGAGCATTTGGATGGAGATAATAAATACAATAAGATAAGGACCTTGCTTAAACAGCCTAACCCAATTCAAAGTGGAAAGCAATTTAATAAGCAGGTTGAAATCACCCTCAAAACTTTTGGCTTTTGCCCTATTTATACATTTAGAGCTTTGAGATCTGAAATACCGGTTTCGATGTGGATTATCCCCCCTGAGCTTTTCCACGCTGAAGTAGATGCTAACATATGGAAGAAATCAAGATTAGAGGAAGTTATAAAAAAGGCATGGATTGAATGGGGGAGTGAGAATATCTATATAGAGAGTGATGAATATTTTGTTGTATCTGATGCGAGTGCTAAGATTAATGTAACTGAAAAAGAGTTGTCTTATATCCATATAACAGACTCTCTTACTAGGCCGGTTAACAATTGGATTGCTCAAATGATTGCAAGAGGCACATTGATCGTTGATGGTGGTCCAAAAGGCGTATTGTGTAACGATGCCAATGGTGATGTATATGGGGATAATTCTCTTACCCCAGGAGAGATTGAAAAACTAAACGAAAGTTTTAAACGTAAATATGGTGTTGTAGGTAAACTTTTTTCAGTCCTTGTTACTACCGCAAATGTAAAATGGGTTCCAATTACGGGCAATTCGGAAGATTTAAAATTATATCAAGAAGATAAAGAGTGTCGCAATACCATCTGCAATTCATTAGGGATAAATCCTAATGTTTTGATATCAGATAGCACATACGACAATCAGAACGGGGCAAAACGAGATGCCTATCAAGACTTGATCATACCTGATTCTGAGAATTATTGCGAAACCCTAACAAAGGCTATAGTAGGGGATGATGAGATAATTATAAGATTGGATTATTCTCATATATCCGTGCTCCAGGAAGATAAGAAAAGTGCTGCAAGTGCTTTATCTCTTGCTTCTAATGCGGTTCGTAATTTATACAATGATGGTATCATAACATTGTCCGAATCCAGGAAAGAAGTAGCTAATTATATAGATATAGATCCGGACAATCCTGAAGGTGACTTTAAACAAGAATCTCAATCAATAGAAAATAATATACAGAATGGCACACAATCTGAAAAATAAGAAAAAAGAATCAATAGGAATGCAGTATAAGGCTTTTTCTTTTGAGACCAAAGATATAACGATCAATTCTGAGAGTCGCAGAATTTCTGGATATGCTGCTATTTTTGGGAACAAGGATAAAGCTGGCGATATCTTAATAAAAGGATGTTTCTCAAAAAGTATACAAGAAAGAGGGCCTCAAAGTAATGCAAATGATAAGATCATCCACTTATGGATGCATAACATGAATGAACCGGTAGGTAAAATTGTTACATTAATTGAGGATGATAAAGGATTATATTTTGAGGCAGATATTGATAAAATTGATTTAGGGGATAGAGAAATTACCCAGCTAGAATCTGGCACAATCAATCAATTTTCTATCGGCTATTCTTACGTTTGGGACAAAGTAGACTATGATTCGGATAAAGATGCCTTTATTGTAAAAGAAGTCGTATTGTATGAAATATCTGCTGTTTCTATAGGTTGTAATGGAGAAACTTATTATACAGGTTTAAAAACTGCGGAAGAAGTAGAAGATAAAGTTATTGAACTACATAGCGAAATTGAAAATAGTTTGCAGGGATTATCCATTAAAAAGAAAACAGAAATATTGGGCTTATTCTCAAAGTTTAAGGCACTTATGCTAATCAAGCCGGAGGAAGATATGAAAAGTATGCTTCGTTCACTTGCACAAGATCAAGCCGCCGTAAACCCAAAGAAAAGCTTATTCCATAATGTGAAATTTAAATAACAACTAAAAGAAGTAGAAAGATGAGAAAGAATTTAAGAGTACTGTTTCAAAACAGCATGAGAGGAAGAAAAGAAAGATTTAAACTTTCCTGTTCTTTATTTGCAATTATGGCATTGTCACTAATTGCGGTATTTACTCTTGCCGCTAATCCTGTGGCCGGTGGTGTGTTGTTGTCTGGTCTTGGTTTAATGGCTTTTATCGATGAATCTACGCTTGATGATGATCAGAAAAAGTTTTTCAAGGGGCTGGATGACAAACTGGAAGAGTTGAATGTGAAGTTTTTGAAAGACGAGCTAGGAAAACCGGAATATCTCAAGCAGATTAACGATTTGATAAATGAGTTCAAGCAATTGAATGAAAAGAACATGTCGGATAAGATTGATAAGAAAGACTTTGAAAACTTCAAGAAAGAGGTTTGTGAACAGCTTGTTAGAATCAAAGGAGCTATGGATAAAACCCCGTCTGGAGAATTTCGTTTAAAATCAATAGATGAGCAGATCCGGGAACAGGTGAAAGAATATATCACCAAAGATCAAAGCGGAAGAGAAATGGTGGACTTAAAGGCGGCTTGCAAATCTTCTCCTGGCTATAAAAAACAATTTAATCTTGTTGTCAAGGCTAATACGCCTATAACATCAACTGTGACGGCTGCATCCGGTGTGACGCTGAGTCCTGGAGCTGTATTTGATTCTACTATTTCCGCGCCGCCTATGGCTGAAAGCGAAATTAGACAATTCGCTAATGTCGCGACTATCAATGCTCGGACATTGGTATATACAGAGCTTAAGGATTCTACAGGAGATGCCGAATGGGTTCCTGAAGGCGGATTAAAGCCTTCAATGACTGCAACAATCAAGGAAGTTGTTGTTAATGCAGGGAAGGTGGCATTGACAGCTACGCTGACGGAAGAAACATTAACTGATCTTCCCCAGTTAGTGGCAGAGGTTCAAGCTGAAATTATTAATAAAATCGGTATTGAAGAGGAAAATGGGATTTTATATGGTTCTGGCTCTGATGGAGGAATAAAAGGTGTTTTCACAGATATCCCCGAATATTCATTAACCAGTATCAAGGTGGACAAACCGAACAACTTTGATGCTATTATAGCAGCTTATACACAAGTTGTTTCGACATCTAAAATGAATTATGCTCCAAATGTCGTCCGCGTTAATCCTATTGATTTGGCGAATATGAAGCTGACAAAAGATGCTAATGGCCAGTATCTCTTCCCGCCTTTTACATTACAGGATGGATCTCTTATTTCGGGAGTCCAGATCCGGCCATCCACTTCCATCACGGAAGGTGAATTTGTATTGGGCGATTTTAGATATCTGAACATCCGTGACTATGTAGGATTATCTATTACGTTCGGTTGGGTCAATGACGATTTCCAGAAGAACCAAGTGACAATGATCGGCGAAAAAAGATTGTTGGCTTATATTAAGTCGAATTACAAGACTGCATTCGTCAAGGGTTCTTATGCCACTATCAAAGAAGCTATTGATTCATCTAAAGAAATAGGAGGTTAATATAATGAAAAGAGGAAAAGTAAATAAAAATGATGCAAAGAGTTACAGGTTTGAACCTTCGGATGTATATGAAGTTACCTATATTAAGGCTAAACATCATGAAATCGGAGATAAGGATTATGTTTCTCTTCCTGTCGCAATCATGTTTATAAATGAGGGTAAAATAGCCTCTACTCCTGAAATAGAAGAGGCTATTACAAAATATGGCATGAGCGGCTTGATCAAATCAAAAAATAAAAAACAGTAAATCATGCTTATAGATGAGACATTTTTCACAGGTGAACTTCATATAGAAGGAGTGATTTCGTATACTGGCGTGCCATCAAAGACTAATGAGGCTTCCAATTACGAACTTAAGTCCTTGATTGCTCAATATGAACTTGAATTTTATCATAAAATATTAGGTTATGATAATGCAAAAAAGTTTGTTGGGTATATCGAAAGTGGAGAAGGCGAAGAAAAATGGGATAATCTAAAAAACATGTTGGTCGAACAGGTAGGTAATCGGAAGGTATCTCCGGTTGCCTACTATGTATTCTTCTTCTATCTGAGAAAAAATCAAACACAGGCTACGCCTATTGGCAATGTCGAGGAAAGCTCTTCCAATAAAATTTCGCCATGTAATATCAAAATGATAAACGCATGGAATCAGATGGCCTATATGAATAGGTATATATCTGATTATCTATATGATCATAGAGATGATTATGGCGGATATTTTTTTGATGAGCATTTACTGGAATTTATGAATAAGATGGGGATATGATAAATATCGTAGATATATTCAAGGATATTAGCCGTAATACTTCTATAAGTGTTGGGATAGAAATAAATTTCCTATTTGGGGAATGGGCGCAAATAGCACGGGAAATGGAGATATTAAGCAAATCCCCTATCACTGAATCGGGCAAATGGCCACTTCTTGCTCTTTTTACCCCATTTGAAGAAGATAAAGGCGATCCCGATCTATATTGTAAAGCAAATATTGACCTGATGATAGCTACTCGCACGTTATCTGATTATACCAATGATCAGAGGCTTGCTATTTCTTACAAAGAAATCCTACATCCTGTTTACGAACATTTTATTTTAGAATTAGCCAAAGACCAAAGGTTTGATTTTGGATCTAAAAATGTCGTGCCGCACCGGTATGTGGATAATATGAGGTATGGCAGTCGAGGGGTTTATGGTTCTGACGGGAAAAAGCCTTTTGCGGATTTATTTGACGGAATAGATATATTGGATTTGGAGATAAAAGTAAAGAAACCTAATTGTAGATAAAAATGAAAAAGTACAGAGATTGCGGAAGCGAGATATTTAATACGGGATCAAGCAAATGTCCGTTTGTTCCGGATTATGTAAAAGTGATCATTCTGACACCGGAAGATATGGTGATAAAAGATGATGAACTGGAAGAAAAAATAGAAGAAATGATTCATGCGAACCGTCCGGGGCGTATCTATCCTATAGGACCTATCGCGGAATATGCACCAAGTGGTGGTGAGGCCCAAACGTCTAAACAAGGATATGGTCCTTCTCAAATTACTTCTTACTCGGAGCTTGTTGAAGCCTGGACGCTTGAAAATTACGATGAAGGACTGTTGGCGAATTTAATGAAGCTTAAAAACGAAAGAATGAGAGCTTTATTTGTGGATAAAAATAACGTTGTTTATGGTCAGTATGACACAGATACTACTATTAAAGGCTATCTGATGTCTTCTATTTATCCTTCATCAGTACAACGATTTAAAACGAGTGGAGATAATGCATCTATGGCGGTTAGCCTGGTGTATGATGATGTAGAAAAGGCTTGGATGGAACCCAAATCTCTGCAAGGTGAGACTGATTTGGTTGAAAAAGCCAAAGGCCTTGTTTGGGTAGATGTCGTAAAAGTGGGAGATAGTGGATCTAATTACAAGGTGGTTGAACATTATGGCAAATATGATTTAACAACGGCCTATGGAGCATTACTTGGAAAAACAGAAGGTGTATGGGGAGATAGTGTCAGTGCAGCCCAATACAATTCTGCTGATGGGACATTGAGTCTAACAAGTGAAAGTACACCTGCATTGTTAAGCCCAGAGCAGCTGCTTACTGCTGGTATTAAAGGTATTGAGCAATGGAAGTCGTAATGAATGGAGTTTCTTTTAATCGGGATTTATGTTCTAAAATGACAAAAAAACAATTTTTGGAAGCCCATGAAAAATCTTGTTTTTTAGATCGTAATATCGAAGATAGAAGAAAGATCCTAACGGATGTTTATAGCATTATAAAAGGTAAATCAGTTACAAACGAGGGGCTTTATTAGGCCCCTCTGTGTTTTAATATGGGTACTATAGCGGGAGTTTCAAATGCCGTAAGGATGTTGAAAAATAATTTCATGCCAGAGGTTACAAATAGCCTTCGTGAAAGTGAGGATCTGATTCATGATTTGATCACCGACCAACTAATGGCCGGACTTGATGAAAATAGAAAACAGATAAGGCCTACATATCTTCAAGACCCTTACTTCCGGGAAACGACAAAGACGGAAAAAGCAGCGAGAAAAAAGGCGGTATGGTGGAGAGATATGAAAGAACGTGTCACACCACCTGAAACGTCCAATCTTTTAAAATTCCCTCCCCGAAATAGAAATACGCCTAACCTTATAATAACAGGAGAGTATCATAGAAGTATTACCCCTGTTGTTGTGGATGGGAAAGACGGAGGAAAGATTATAACCAGATCTATAGGTTTTTATGCTGGGGATAATGCGCTTGAAGAAAAATATGGTCCATCGCATTTAGGATTGACGAGAAAAGCAAAAAAGTATTTGCTGGATAATCGTATAAAACCAGCGATTGAAAATTTACTAAAAAAATATGGATTCAAATGAATGCGAAAGCACCTTGTAACTGTTCGTCTCAAAATAAGGCTATGGGCAACCGAGAAAATATGAGAAGATTGGCAAGTAAAGCCGCCAGAATGGATCAGCGTATTTATGTTATTATTCGTAAACATGACGATACGTACACTTTCGAACCAATTGACGCAATTGGAACTAACGGAGATATAATAGAATATGTACATTATTTATAACGATCAAAATGGAACTTAATGATTTAACTTTTTCACTTCAGAATGGGGTTTATAAAACTTCTTTTCAGCCAACAGGTGATTTTAGAATACATATTAAACGACAAGCGTCTGGTCGGTTGTCGTTCTTTGAAACAATAACAGGATCTGATCCTGTTGCTTTTGGAGTTATAAATTGGACTCTTCCTAACTTTGAGGCAAAAGTACCCGATGTGAGTCCTGGAATGACCATTATCATTGAAAGTGACACTCCTGTTATAAAATGTCAGTATACTTATGAGTAATTTTATTTTAAAGACTTTAGAAACAAGAGAGTTGAAGCTAAACACGATTAGGCTCCGAGGTTTCTATGGTGGAAAGCTGCGGAAGGGTTCCGGTGGTGGCGGTTCCGGAGACGGCTTCCCGCAACTTCCGGGTGATGTTACGCGCTGGCATTTCGGAGGCCTGACGAACGAGATGATGGCGGCTATGGACGATCCACGCCTTGAGGATGCGGATGGCAAAGGTAGGTTCCTATCCTTCAAAAATTTCGCTTGGAAGGAAGGATCGGGTATTAGTGATATTTACCCCGGCGCACTCGTCTTTGACGGAGTAGACGATCGCGGTACCTGTGATAACTTTCCTATTTTGACTAAGGAAAAGGGATATACGGTTGTGGTGTTGAGACAGTGGGATCAAGATTTCTTGAATACAACTTTGACAGGAGGACTGTTGTCAACTAGGAATTATTCCACAGGAGAAGGTGTAGCATTTGAAAAAATAGAATCCTCAAATAAGGGTTATTGGAATTTAGGTGCTGGAGGTATCATAGATTTTGCAAAATCACCATTTACATGGCAAACATCAAAACAATATAATAATGTTGGTATTTTAAAAGGTGACAAAAATCATGGAAAACCATTATGTGTAGGATGTGGATTGTCTGGAGGCCAACAGTGTGGTAGATTTGCTATCTGGGAACTTGTATTTCTCGACCACGACGCCACCGAAGAAGAACTGAACAAGATCAAAGACTACTTCGTCAAGACCTATCCCTGGCTCTTCCCCGACCAAGCATGGACAGTGGTAGGCAAAACCAACGAGGACGAAGATCGTGCTACTATTGCCAACATTACGGGCAATGGTAATAATCTTGTCTGTCTAAATTTGGGTTTTATTGAAGGGAGCGGGTACAATGAAGAAGGTGAATATGCTGGCTATCTGGTTACTGATGGGGTGGATGATAAGATAACTTCGTCTACATTTGAAATGGGTAATGATTGGACTGTAATAGGAGATTGGGGGCTTATAAATACAGGGAAAAAAGACAATGCTGGTATTGTAAAATTTGATAGTATAGTCATTTATAATTATAATCCAATACTTATTAACATAAAAAATGGTAGAAATAATTTGATTCCCGATCAAAATACCGTTAATGCAATTTGTTCTGATGGCAGGATTTATTCAAAAGACTGGAAAGAATTTATTTATAATGAAGAAACGGAATCTACCAGTAAAAATCTCTTAACTATAGGATATTCAGGTAACAGTTATACTAAAATTGCTTTCAAAAACTTAGCGATTTATCCTACAGTCCTTTCCAAGGAAGATTGTATAAAAGCATATAATTATTTACAAACATTAAAAGCAAAATGACATGAAATACGCAATTGTAAACATCGTATGGGCAAAGTCCCACGGAATAGAAGTCCTACCGGAAATGAGGACAAGTACGGATCAAAGCAAGGTAATCTTGCATGAGGAATACCTTGCACCCTTCGATGATGAAGATTTTCCTCGCTATAGTTTTAGCGATCCGTCTTTTGTCGAACTACTGAATAGTGAAGAATGGACTTATCCAGAAGGAGAACAACCCGTAATCAATAGGCAGTTCAGCAGATTATTGGCTTTGGACGAACTGGATAAAGAAGCTACAGAAGAGATAAATACATATGACCTTTCCCCGTCGGAAGCCTTACAGGTCAAAGATCGATACCCCGAATGGGAAACCGGAATAAACGTCAAAACCGGTGAACGATACCGAGTTGAAGATGTCCTTTGGGAATGTGTTAAAGACCATCTCACACAAGATAACTGGAAGCCTAGCACAGCTACCCTAAGCCTGTGGAAAATAGTAGACGCAGAAGAACATTCCGGCACGATAGAAGATCCTATTCCATATAAGCAAAATATGGCACTTGAATTTAACAAGTACTACACGCAGGACGGAGTATTGTACCTCTGCATACAGGCTATGACACCGGGACCGTACGATTTAAAGGATGTGCCGGCGCATGCGCAGCCGATAAAGCAATAATGGGGTTTAAATAACTCATAGATCGATTTGGCTATTCCGTGCAATTTGGCTATGTTTGTAACAGTATAACAAAAGATTTAGAGCCTAAGAGCCATACCCGGCAAGAGTCATATCCTGCGGGGTATGGCTCTTTTTGTTTAATTTAAAATGAAAAAGAGATGAAGACAAATCAGGAGATGGTACGCTACATTGATAATTTTTCAGTGATTCAACGAACAAGTGATGGATATTTTGACGGAGGCGAATTACTTCGTCAATGGAATAATGTAGATGAAAATCCAAGAAGACGTATGTCCGAATTTATAGATAGCCCTAAAACGAAAGAGTTTTTAAAGGCCCTATCTGTGGATGAAAGCCATAGGTTAAAAACCGACATTGGTGAAAATCAATTGCTTATAAAGACAAAAGGGAGAAACACTAAAGATGGCAAAACTCCTGATAAAGTTTGGATGAATCCTCTCTTGTTCATCAAGTTTGCCATGTGGATCAATCCAACATTTGAGGTGAAAGTACTACGTTTTGTTTATGACGAGATGATCCGATATCGTAATGACGCGGGAGATGCATACAAAGAACTTTCGTCCGCTGTTATGAAAATTGTCCCAAGCCATTTCATGCCGAAAGCAATGCAAAAAATAGGAGAGGCGTTAAACTGGATCATTTTTAACTCCCACGAAAAGATGTTACGGAATAAGCATGGAGATGAAGCAAGGTTGCGTGAGTTATGGCAATTAGAAAAGAAAATTGCTGGCTTGATAGAAGAAGGATTTATATCAACCTATGAACAGTTGATATCATATCTAAGAAAGCTGTATCGTAAAAACTGGGAGCCAAAAGTACTAACGGTATAAAACATTTTTTGATAAGTCTTCATATAGATCATGCTGGTCTGTGAAGATAGGCATGAATATTTTTTAACTTGAATTTTGATATGGCAAAGTTATACACGAAATGCGATGAGATACCTCTCTGTAGGTTCATAGAGGCATACAATGGGAACTTGAAAGCGTTGATAATTTCCGGGAGGTCTTCGGACAAAGAGTTGCGTTTGATTTTCAGTAGAATCATGGATGAATATAACCAAATTATAGAAAATAAAAATCTACAATTCGCAGTTTCTAAACGTTCTTTGATCATAAATTATTATACTAAAATATCCATTATATCAGCTATATTAAATTTTATAAAACTAGGTGAAATAGATAAGATCTCCGATTTGCTCACTATTGTTGACATAAAAAATGTGAATATTGAAACAGTTGCGGATGCGGAGAAATTGATAAATAAAATAGAATCCTCATTGGCTTATATTCGGTTAAGATTGAAAATGACTCAAGAGCAGCTTGATAGTACCAGTCAAATCAATAGAAAAGTAGATTTTACTAAAGAGCGAATGATTTTATCGGCTCACTTCAAAATGCGGATAGATGACAAGACATATACTGCGTCAGAATATGCAAACCTTATTAGATTAATGTTGAACGAAATAGAGGAGGTTAAAAAATATGGCAAATGAAACAAAAATAACGACAATCGTTGGAAAAGAGGCTTTTAGCCAGCTTGAAAAACTCGATGATTTAATAGGGAAGGCAAACGATTCGTATTTGATTGCGGCAAGAAATATGGCTAAGGGGTTGTCTTTTGAGCCTAAAAACATGTCCGAGTTGATTGAAAAGAATAATCAGTACATGGCTTCCCTAAAAGAGATACAGAAAGCTGAAACTGAAATTAATCGATTACGTCAAGAGAAGAACAAGGTAATACAGGAAGGGGTTAACGAAGTAATGGCCCAGATCAAAGCCGATCAAGAGGCGGCACGTATAGCTAAGGAAAAAGCCAAATTGGAAAAAGAGCAGTCGAAAGTATCAAGAGAACTTGCTGCTACAGAAAAGATTAGAAAGCAAACTTCAGAAGATCTAAGTAGGGCTAAACTGGCTGAAGAACGAGCAACAATGGCAGCATCTAAGGCGGATAAATTACATGCTCAAAATGTGCAGTTGACTTCTGATCAGGTTGAAAACCTAATTTTAAAACTTGACACAGCAAATCTTTCTTACAAAGAGCAAGCTCGCATATTAAGTCAATTGAAGGCTTATTCCAGAACTCAAGTTGGTGGTATAGATGCAGTTAACCCCAAAGTGCTTGAGAATATCCAGAAATTGGATAAACTATTGAAAGAGCAAGATGCTAAAATGGGGGTATATGGCCGAAATGTAGGTAACTATGCTTCTCATTGGGATGGATTAGGAAATGCAATCAACCAGCTAAGCCGTGAAATGCCTGCATTTGCAGTCTCTATGCAAGTCGGATTGCTTGCGATCAGTAATAACTTGCCTATTCTGGCTGATGAAATAGCCAGAATAAGACGTGAGAATGAAGAGCTAATAAAGAGCGGTCAAAAAGCAGTGCCGGTATGGAAGCAAGTTGTCGGAAGTTTGCTTTCATGGCAAACATTGTTGTCTGTAGGCGTTACCCTTCTAACTGTGTATGGAGATAAAATATTTGATTTTGCTGCTAATCTATTTAAAAGCAAGGATGCTTCAAAGGCTGCATCTGATGCATTGGAAGACCTTAATTCAACAAGTGGTAAGTTTTTCGATGAGTTGAAAAATTCAGCATCCACCTATGGACAGAATGTTGTTTCCATTAAGAAGCTACAGGATGAATGGAATAGTCTGGGAGATAATCTTGATAAGAAGAAGCAATTTATCATTGACAATGAGTCTGAGTTTAAAAAATTGGATGTTTCTATTTCTAATGTGAATGAGGCAGAGAATTTTTTAGTTAATAATACTGACGCATTTCTGAAGGCGCTTGAGCAAAGAGCGAAATATACAGCTGCATCAAAATTAGCAGCAGAGAAATATGCAGAAGCGTTAAAATTAGAAGCAGAAGCAGAAATGAGGGGAAATAATCCTAATTGGTGGGATAAGCTCAATCCTCATAAAATACTTGACCCAACAGCCGCTTCTATGGCTGCATTAACGGGACAATTTGTTTTCTTTAATGAGTCATCTGAAAAAGCAGGAGATAATGCAAAAAAAGCAGCAGATGGAATAAGGGAGCAAGCTAAAGCTGCAAAAACGGCGGCTGATATTTATGTAAAAGCAATGTCCGACGCGCAAAAGGAAGAAAATAACATACTTGCTAAATCTGGAATCAGTAAATATTTAGAGGAAGAGAGAATAAAACGTGAGGAAGAACGAGCAAAACGTGAAGCTGAACGAAGGATGAAACTCGAAATGGAAGCCGAACGGACAATCCAGGAAGCCCGTATAAAACTGATGGATGAAGGTTTTGAAAAAGAGATAAAGACTCGTAATGCCCAATATCAAAAGAAAATAGATGATGTAAAGACAAAAGGAGTCCGTGTCAATGAGCAGATTGCCGCAATAGAGGCCATGAGAGACAAAGAATTGTCCGATTTTAGGGAAGAATACGAGGCCAAACGTGCAATGATTGATGCGCAAAATCGAATTTCCTATGCTAAAAAGGGTAGTTTGCAAGAGCTTGATGCACGGCTGGACATTCTTGAACTCCAAAAAGAGGCGGAATTGAAAGAGGCAAAAAAGACAGAAGCAAGCAAATTGGCGATAGAGAATAAGTACTTAAAACTTCTAGAAGATGCTTATATGGAATTTGGTAAAGTACAACTCTCCCGTCAGCAATCTCAAAACGAGTTAGAATTGTCAGATCAGCAGATTTTCTTGAACAAAGAATTATCTATGCTTGAACAGCAATATTCTAAAGGAATAATCAAGAAAGAAGCCTACGAAAAGAAGAAAGCAGATTTGCAATATCAATATGCGGTTCAAGCCCTGCAACAGGAAATTGATCTGCTAGAGAAGAGTTTGTACCTGTTTTCTGGAGACGAACGCTTGGAAATGGAGAAAAAAATAGCCCAATTAAGGGTCCAGCTATCAAAAGAAACCACTGATAAAATAAATGCAGATGCAGAAAAAGAACTAAAAGAAAGGCAAAAGGTAGAGGAAGCAAAAAAGAAGTTGATTCAAGAAGCTGTAAATGCCATAGCAGAAATAGGATCTTCTATGTTTGACCGTAGAATACAAGAAATAGAAGCTGAGATTGACGCTAATCAAGAGGCTTATGATAAGAAGGTTGAAGAAATTGATGCTTTGGCCGAAAAAGATGTTATTACAAAAGAAGAAGCAGAAGCCCGTAAGCGCGTAGCAGAGGAACAATCGTCTGCAAGAAACGCCGAACTTGAAAAGAAAAAGGCTGATTTGCAAACAAGACAGGCACGATTTCAGAAAACAATAGATATTGCTCAAACTATAGCATCCACTGCGCAAGCTATAATGACCGTATATAAACAACTTGGAATATTTGCAGGCCCTATGGCTGCGCTTGTTGCTGCAACGGGTGCTATTCAGCTTGCTACCATTATAGCCCAGCCTATCCCCAAATATGCAAAGGGTACTGATTATCATCCCGGAGGTTTGGCTATTGTTGGTGATGCCGGTAAACATGAAGCTGTTATATCTGGAGGTAAAGCGTACATTACTCCTGACACGCCGACATTGATGCCTATACCTAAAGGGGCAGAAGTTTTGCCAGACATTAACGATCCTGAGTTTTATTCCCGTTTTATGGATAACAGTTATTGGTTGACTCATAACAAAGCCGGGGAACGGGTGCAGATAGTGAACCACTTTGATGCAGAAGGCATTATTCAAGCAAGCAATAAGACGAACAACGACCTAAAAAAAGAGATTCGTTCTTTGGGCAGGATCATATCTAAAGGGCAACGTAGAACAGAATACAACTCGTATAAAAACTCAAAATTGAATTGATATGATACGTGTACAGTTATTAATAGGCGGAAAGAAATATGAAGCCACCAACGATTTAGTTAATTGGGAAGATGTTGAAATATCGATAAAGAGAAAAGACTTTGGGGGTGTATATAGGACGTTTGGCGATTCATTTGAGTTTGCCGGTGATTCTTATATGCTCTTGGAGAACGAGTTCTTGACAAACTATCTGAATGCTTCTGCTGTGATAGTCATTGGGGTATTGAATAATTCTTGGACATATAATGAGAAGATCCGGTGTAATCTTGATTTTTCTTCATACCAAAATAATGGCAACACTATATCCATAAAGGCTATAGATAACAGTGCGGAGGCTATAATCAATGCTAACAAGTCACAGGTGTATGATATCCCTGTTTCAAGTCTCAAATCGGATGAGCTGTATTATGATCGCATGGAGCTGAACAACAAAGCGGATTTTGTTGTGATACCGACCGAAGAACAGACGGAAGAAGGTCTGTATTCTATTATATTACCCAAAGGCATACAAGGACCGTTTTTGCTTCCATTAGGATATACAACCAGTAATTTCCCCAATAAAAACATCATTGACATTGGCGATACGCCTTTGACGGACCGGAATTATGCTGAATTGTTGGCCAACCATTATCTAGTTAAAGCACTGACTCCTGTTACCGTGAAGTTAAGAATATCCTTAAACATTCAAGTAGGGTCTATGAATACAGGTAAAGATTCGTTCTTATGGTTTGTGGCCGTAAAGCAGGTATACGATGAAGAGGGGATATTAAAGCAGGTACTTGTAGAAGAAATACAAATGAACCCTAATTCATTCAATGAGATAGATAGAGAATATGAAGTTGATTTGGGTACTGGGGAAAGATTTTACTATCAAATAATGCCAGTATCAGGCAATCATATTCTTTCGTCTCCTGTAGCCTTAACAATAAGCAATGTCAAAGAGATTAGTGTATCATACACGGGCCGAAACAAACCTGTGAATTTCGATGTCTTCACCCCTAATAAATTACTCACCTCCATACTGTCCAATATGGGTCTTACCGATATGACCGGAGAAGTAAAGGAAGGTGATATTACGATACCATATATGATAGCAGCGGAAAGTATCAGAGATATCAAGAATGCAAAAGTCCATACCTCTTTCAGTAAATTTTCAGAATGGGCAAAAGCATGTCTTGGATATTACTACAAGATAGAAGGCAAGAAGGTTATATTTTGTCATTTGACTGAATTATATGATCCAGAGACGGTGAAAGAACTTGAGCATGTGAACGGGCTTGATATCTCAATTGACAACTCCTTGATATACTCCGGGGTAGATGTGGGCTATGAGAAGAAAGATTATGATGAAATAAACGGTCGTGACGAATTTCATGTAAAGAACAGCTTTTCGACCGGTATTTCAATCAACGATAACATATACAAACTTATTAGCCCTTATCGTGCTGATTGTTATGGAATAGAGTTCTTGGCGCAAAAAAGAGATGAAGAAACAAAGGATGATAGTTCGGATAATGATTTGTTTTTTGTTGATGCTGTTTCTGTTTTGGATCCTTCTACATCTTCGATAAAGTTAAAATTAAACAGGCAAGGAGACAGGCCTTCTGGAGTATTATTCCCTTCTTCGGTATTTAATATTGCATATTCTCCAAGAAGGATGTTGCTTGCAAATAAGGATATATTATCATCTTGTACAAGCAGACTTGAGTTTACTGCTTCTGAAGGGAATGCTGATGCGGTTTTATGGCGGGAAAGTGAAAAGTCCCCCGTTGTATTAGACAGTCGTTATTTTAGAGTTGAAACGCTTAAAGTTGAAACGATAGGGCTGTCGCCATTTCCTGTTTTATATGATGGTCTTATATCTTTTAATTATAACAGCAGAAAATATACCGGTTATGTTTCCGATATAACAGAGTTTCTTGGTAAGAGACAGACAACGGAATATACTTTGATATGTAAAAATATCGATTAATGTTGTCTTTATTCTGAATAATTGCTACATTTGCAAGCATAGAGCCTAAGAGCCGTATACGTAGTTAACGCTGCGTATACGGCTCTTTTTGTTTGTATAAGCGTATGATAAAAATAAGCAGTGTATCTCCTTTGATATTTGACGTTGAAAGTACAGTCTTTGAACATTCGATCGATTATGTTCAGAAGTTTGAAAGGGAGGATATGCCTATCCTTATACAGATCGTAGATGTTCCAAACAAGACATTTACCATGTTACTTGTTGATTTATATAATGGGACTTCATATCAAATATCTCCACAAAAATACGAGATTAACGATTACAACACGTTGTATGAATTTACGATAAATCCTTCAAATAATGGGACCTATCAAGTCAGAATAACAAATGATCAGGGAGAGATATCTGTTAGTTTGCCTTTCTGTGTACATAGTTCATCATATACTCCATTTACAATGCAAATAGAATATACAAATGCAAATAATCAACAAGCATTTGGGGCTGTATTTGATATATCAGGGAATAAACGTGTATTTAAAACACGTGTAGAAGGAGGATTTAAATCTGATAGCCGGCAATTAGCTGTTGAAAGTGAACAATTCAGAACTCAAAAGCAAGAACCTATCAATCTATATTCTGTTCCCTATGAAAAAAGGACACTTACGATTGGTGATAATGAAGGTGTCCCTTTTGAAATGGCCCGGCTTTTAAACAATATCTTTTGCTTGTCTTCTGTGAAGATTGATGGAGTGTCTTATACCAGAAGTGAATTAAGCGTACCGGAACAACAGGTTATTGCTGAGAGATATCCACAGTTCAATTATACTTTAACGGTGGAATGCTCCGAAAATGTTTCTTACAATGGTTTTACCGAATATCCAGATGGATCTGGTATTGTTGGAGAAGTCAGTTTAAACGTTTCTAATGCTAAAGACGGTCAAGTTTTAGTCTTTGACGGAAACGAAGGAAGTTTTGTTAACCAATCACATCTTGATTCGCTATGAGTATAAAAAAGTTAACAAAACGAATATGGTACGGGTCAGATACTACGGTAGACAGTGAAGGGAAAACTGTTGCTGCTGCTCCCCCTATTGCCACCAATGATGGTTCTGAGGATTGGGATTTGAATGGTCTTGTAAGAGGTGAATTATATCTCAATGATAATAAAGATGATCCTGCTTTGTTTTGTTTGGGTAGTGATAATTTACCCAAGCGAATAGGAGGTGGTACGGCTTCAGGAGGTGGAGGAATTGTAAATGTAGATGTAGACGTAAAAGAAGGAAGAGGCATTGATGTAAAAAAAGATTTGATTGGCGAAACTGTTATTTTCACGGTTTCGCATGAAGATACATCTTCAGCAGTTTCAACATCTAATTTTGACGATTTATTTGTCCAAAATATCGGTGTTGATGATTTTGGACATGTAACATCTGTAGAAAGTGCAAGGCTGGCGACTTATCTTGATGAGCGATATCTTCGCAAGGATATCGACGATACCGCCCACGGAAATATACTTTTTGACAAGAAGATCGGCTCTTCTATTTTCATAGATGGCTGGGAAGGTAAAGGCTGGGAGATCCAGAGTACGGGCGCCGCCATATTGGATTCGCTTCGTGTGAGGAGTGATATCTATGTGGGGGGCAATACCGGATCGCCAACTTTTGCATCCGGTTTTACCGGTTGGGGATGGCAGATAGACACACCGACGGCCACCGGGGAGATGGACAACCTCTTTATTCGAAAGACATTCACTGCTTACGAGATTGTCTATTCCCAGATTTACGGTTTAGGAGGTAGCCAGATTGTTTCTGACATCAACAAAATAGCCAGAGTAGAAGTGATGTCTGACCGTTATCGCTGTTATATGGACGATATGGATGGTCTTATGCTTATGAACCTGCGTAAGGGTGACGGTGTCAGAATACAGACACGGACGGGAACGACCAGTATCAAGTATCTTTTCGGACGTTGTATCGGTGTAGACAGTGACTATTTTGATATAGCTATTCCTCTGATAGAAGGGACAGGGCAACCGGAAGCCGGAGATTTTGCCCTTCGTTGGGGTAACAATGAAGATACGGACCGGCAGGGATTGATATATCTGACAACGGCCGATAGCGGTGCGCCATTTATCGATGTGTACGATGGTATTACTGATGCCAGCACCGAAGGCAAGTTGAAAGCCCGTATTGGACACCTGACAGGAATCAGGACACAGAGAGGCGATCAGTTGTCTGGTTATGGGGCTTATTTGAACGGGATATACGTTGAAAACTCGACATTCATTCTTCAAAACGGAGATACCATTGAGCAGACTTTTATTGCCATGAACGGCAAGTTTGAAAGCCTTATTGATAGTATCCGTAACGACATATCCGCCGAAGGAGGTAACATCCTTGTAAACTCTTCTTTCAGCCAGAATACAAACTATTGGACAGCCGCAAATAACGTTCATTTTATCAACGTAGGTGGAGAATATCTTTGGCTGGACGGTAGCTTCTATGTAGAAAAGGATCAAGTTGCCGATATCTATAATGACAACGGTCAAAACGTTCTGCGAATAAGGAACACGTATATCCTTCAGCAGAATGTTATAATGAATATCCCGGATCACACGGAAGAAGAAGAAAAAACGTATTCTTTCTCTTTGTTCTATAAGGTGCTCCGTCCCGGTTCTTGCGGTTTCGGTATTCCGGGGACCGAGTTGTATCATGAAGAGCAGCTATCGGAAAGCGACAGCTATCAAAAGTTGTCTAAGGTCGGGAAATGGAACGGGAAAGGTGATTTTGAACTGAGATTCACCGGTGAGATACTTATTTATGGTGTAGGGCTGTTTTCTGATGAGATTGCGGATGCTATTGTCAAGTTGCAGACACAGATCGACCAAACAGACGAATACATCAAACTGTTGGCGACAAAAGATTATGTAGATAGTGAGACGGGAGAAATCTATGTCCACTTTGACAGTCAGTTGCAGATTACCGCAGAACAGATGTCCGGTATATCTACAAAGGTGGATAATATCAACAATACGATAGAAAGTGCCGGGTGGATCACACAGGCGGATGCAGTTTCTCTGTTTGCATCGAAAAATGATTTAAAAACACTTGAAACATCGGTTGCAAACCTGTCCGTGGAGTATGATCAGATATCTTCGGCCGTAGGAACAAATACTCAAGGCATAAAAGATGCAGCAGATTTAGCAAATAAAGCTTTTGAATGCGGTTTGTATTCACAGGAACAATATTCCCAAACAAATGATCCTTGGCAATCTTGGCCATCAGGTCAGGAATTTAAACACGTAGGAGCATTGTGGTATAATCCGTCGACAAAAATAACAAAGCGGTATATCGGTGTAAACGGAACGCAGTCATGGGAAACGGTTAACGACAATGCTGTATCGGCTGCATCTTTTGTCTTGCAAAATAAAGATAAATGGCGGGTTGTCGTTGCTAATTTTGATGCCGACGGTAATCCTACGGAAGAATCCGGAATAATGACGACCGCTTATGGTAATAATTTATATGCCAGGAAAGATAATATTATATCATCTATAAATCAATCTCCTGAAAGTATTACACTTGAAGCATCCAAGATAAATCTTAAAGGTGCAACTCAAATTGGATCGTTTACCATAACTGAATATGGCTGGTTTAGATGCAATGCAAGTCCGGGAAAAGATGTTGGATATATAGATATGATAGGGGAGAATACTCGTATTGCTTTTGGGCGCAATTTAGCTCCTTTGTCGACTGGAGGTTCGTTTACTTGCACGGCTATTATAAAGAACCATAATAAGGCCAGTTCTGGTGGAACGACATATGGGCTTTCGGTATCTGCTTCTGGGAATGCTAGCACAGATGTTAAGCCTATTGCTGTAGATTGTGACGGAGGACTTCGTGTCAAAGGAAATTTCGGGATCATAGAGGATGTGTTTACTGGACCTAATATTGCTCCAAGCGATAGCAGTTTTTCATCGGCTAAGAATTTGCGAAATCAAAGGACTTATATATATCAACCTACATCAGATGTAACAGTCAATCTGCCGAGTGATAGCGCAATAAAATCTGAATTTGGCTATTTTAATTCAGGACATGCAGTTGATGAGAGCTCTGCCATTATTATCATTTTATTGGTGACAAAATGGGCTACAGGGAGAATATATGTCGCAGCTAAAGGAGGAACAAATAATAATATCATAAATGAAAATGGAGATACTATAAATGAAGCGTCTGGAAGCAATACTGGTTTCTGGATGGGTAAAGGTGATTCCGCTATTTTGATGTATTTCAATAAGAATTGGTATATAATAAATAGAAACTCATAAAAAAAATCATTATGAAACAAGTAAATTTCAAAGAGTTAAATGTAGAAGTTGGAATAGATCAGTACCAAAATCATGATCTTCGAAAGGAGATTGGGAACGCTCTGCACCGTGCATCGGAGAGTGTCCCAATGAGCGAATTGGCACGCAATATTTATTATTCAGAAGGGGATATCAAAATCCCTGATGAAGAATTTGACGAAATGATGAAACTCATCAAGCCGGGCTTCAAAAGATTTGTATTAGACAGCATTGTGCGTTCAGCAACAGAAGTCGAAACAGAAACTAAAGATAAGGAGGAATAAGTTATGGCACTCGAACAAGTATCATCAGTGGTCAAGAGCACATACCTGAACAATGTGGTAGGTTACGAAGTACAGTACAATATCACACAGGATGAAGGGGAAAACGTAAAGTCGGTAACGGGTACAGTCAAGAAGGCAGATGTTCGTTTCGGCTACATAATCATCAATGCAGACGGGACCAAGAATATATCATTTGACAAGTCTATACCGGATGCAGATAGCGAGGCTATATATACAGCGGCATTGGCGGATGCAAAATCAATTTTTGAACAGAGGAATAAAATAGATTAGCACCTATGGCAGCAGGAGATATCATATTATCAGACGGGACAACGATCACGCCGGAAGACTTGCAGAAGATTGCGGCAGCGGTGGAGGATTTGATTGCGTCTACGGCGAAAGATCCGGGGCAGTACGAAGAGGTAAGTTCGCTTACCGGTGTGTCCTCTCTTCCCGCCTTTCAGGTATTGGGTAGCACATATAAGCTTGTACGTGTTGCTCTGTCTGTCTTGAAGGGGGTAGATGGACGTGAAGTATTCTTGCAGGTAAATCAGGATAAAACCTATATCCAATGGCGTTATACAGACGGTAATTGGCAGAATCTTGTTGCTTTGTCCGATCTGAAAGGTACTGCCGGTGATACTCCTGTTTTCCGTACCGGTAGCACAGGCATTGAATGGAAGTACACCAGTGAAGAAGATACAGCTTATCGTGTACTTGTCCCTTACGATGATTTGAAGTTGAAGTTTTCCGATCTGACATCGGAACAGAAAGACGAGCTGAAATTGCATTTTTCTGATTTGACGGAAGAAGATAAGGCAGAATTGAAGGGTGAAAAGGGTGATATTGGTCCGCAAGGTCTTAGAGGAGAACAAGGGATTCAAGGAGAAACAGGCCCACAGGGACCTATTGGCGAAACAGGTCCGCAAGGCCCTATTGGGCCTAAAGGCGAGCAGGGAGTAAAAGGCGATAAAGGAGATACGGGAAGTGGTTTTAAGGTACTTGGATATTTTAGCACGCAGGAAGAATTAGAGTCTGCAATAGTTTCCCCACAAGCTGGTGATGCTTATGGAGTTGGTACAGGTGCTCCGTACGACATTTATATTTATGATACAATCAATTCTGTGTGGAAAAACAATGGTCCGCTTCAAGGTGCTCAGGGTCCAAAAGGTGACAAAGGTGATACCGGTCCTCAAGGACCTCAAGGTGAAAGAGGTGATATAGGTCCTCAAGGTTTGCAGGGTATTCAAGGCGATCCTGGCCCTCAAGGTCCTACGGGAGAACAGGGCCCGAAAGGCGATAAAGGAGATCGAGGTCCAGAAGGTCCGCAAGGCCCAGCAGGAGAAGATGCGGCTATTACGGTAGATGCTCCAAAGGACGGAAAAACCTACGGGCGTAACAATGGGGCGTGGTCGGAGATAGTGGCGAGCAATCAGTATCTGGATGTTGCAACTTTATTCCCAGAGGAGAATGGTACATTGTCAGATGAAAATTATCAAAAGGTAGTTGATGCAGTAAATAAAGGAATAACAACAGCAAGAATTGAGACTGACCCTGATGGATTTGGCCCGATAACAATTAATAATTCTACTGAAATATATGGTATTACAGCAAATATTTTAGCGGTAGACCCCAGTGATCGTTCTATATGGTTGACAATAATAGCCACAATTATTAATAAGAGTGACAAGACCTATGCTTTGGTATCTAATCGACAAAGTTTACAAAATACTGGCTCCGGTACAAAATACCTCTCCGATAACGGTGAATACCTCACTCCCCCCACCGCCACCTCCGCCACAGCGGGGTATATGTCGGCGGAGGACAAGAAGAGGGTGGATGATATAGTAGACTTCGGCACAGGGAGTAATGCTGTCACAACTCTTGCGAATATACCAACAAACAAGAGGTTGGTTAAGGCTACCCTATCCTCCGCTTCAAACCTATCGATAAATGAGTCTGCAAGGGCATTGAATGTAGGCGAAGAGATATATCTTGATTGTAATCCTACCGCTTCTTTTACGCAGCCTATCCCTACTACTGGCAGTTTTAGATCAATGTCCGGTAGTTCTTTTACCACTACTTCCGGCGTGCCTTTCGAGATGTCTATTTTGAAGATCGCTACGAGTGGTGTCATGTATTCAATAACCGTTAAAGAGAAGGATTGATATGTTGAGAAGAAGGACGATAGGACGGAAAAAGGTTTTAATTGAAGTTGTAGAAAAATTAACATCTTCCGGGACATTTATAGTACCTTCCGGATGCACATCTATCGATGCTTTTGTAGTTGGAGCAGGCGGAGGTGGAGGTAGTGGCGGTAGTTATTATCCAGGGGCAGGTGGCGGAGCCGGATATACAAAAGTATATTATGGGATATCGGTCACTCCTGGACAAAAATTAACAGTAAAAATAGGACAGGGTAAATCGAATAATAGTTTAAATTCAAATGGTGTGGATGGTGAATATTCATATTTTATAAATACCTCATATAGTGCCCAAGGTGGTAAAGGTGGGTTATATGGTACAGGGAATCCAGAGACTCAAAAAGCTCATGGAGGAAATGGCGGCTCAGGTGGTGGCGCACCTTATCAACAGGGTGGAACTAATGGAGGAAATGGTGGTACTTATTATTCTTACTTAGGCGGATATGGACAAGGGAGTACGACTAAATGTCCATTCAACGATAAGTTATATGCATCTGGCGGAGAAGGAGGAAATGATAGAGATATAGGTAAAAACGGAATTAATAATACAGGAAACGGAGGAGACGGAGGTCGTGGTGGCAGGGATAGTTTTTCACGCCAAAAATCAACTTACGGAGGGTCTGGAATTATAGTTTTACATTATTTCAAATATAAATAATATGGATAATTATCTATACATACAAAAGGATGCAGTACGTATCTACGTCCCAATGTCGGAAGAACTCGATACCGTTAACTACGAGGTCGGCACAACATGGGAAGATTATGTTGCTGGAAAGTACGTTTTGCTGACAGAAGAACAGATTGCCTTTAAAGAGGCAAACGAAGGTGCATCCGTAGAAGAAGTGTTCAATATGCAATTGACGCCTATTCCCGAACCGACACCGGAAGAAAAACTTCAAGCCGCAAAAGACTTGAAACGTCAGGAAGTCTACAACACCGACTACCGGCACTATTACATAGAGGACAACGATGTATATACATACGACCGTTTGTCTCTAAAAGACCAGTGTGCCCGAAAAGATACGGTTGAAGTAAACGGGAATTCGTATAAATCATCTCTGTTATTGGAAGCTCTCAATGAGATGGCAGACTACAATGATATCTGTATAGGTCTATCAGAAAAGTTACTCTCTGATATTGAAGCTGCCGAGACAGTGGAAGATGTAGAAGCGATTGAGGTGACGGGCTACCCCGATGTAATCCATAGAACAACAGCCGAATTACAGGAAGCCGTAAACTATACGGAAACGCACGATTCAGAGAAGCTGTTATCCCGTATCACCCGTAAATCTGTGTCTGCAATGTCACTGACGGATGATGAAGCGATTAGTGCCAAATACGCACATGCGGAATGGAAAGAATTTATTAACGGGAAGTTGGATATCGGCAACCGGGTAATTAACGATGACTGGTTATGGAAAGTCCGGCAACCGATAAATCCGGTTCTCGAAATATATCCTCCTTCGGTAGATACGGCTGCTCTTTATGAGCGCATGGACGAAAATCACAAAGGCACTGAATACGATCCCAAACTCTATGCGCCAGGCATGACGCTTGAACAGGAAAAGTATTACACGGAAATGGAAGACGGTGTAAGGAAGAAATATTACTGCTTTTATGGTACGATTAATCCGGTATATGCCCATTTGAAAGAATTGATCAACATAAATGTAAGATTGGTATGATAACTATTTTGACGATTATTTCAATGCTTGTTATTGCGGCCTACACGGCTGCCGTGTGTGTAAAGACTAAGGGTGTACCTTATTCCATAAGTGCTACCTATTACTATCTGGAGCATAAATTGTGGTTTATGGCAACGATGTGGCTGACTGCCGGTTTATTGATGCCTGCAATATTGGAGGTAAGTAAACCAAACACGGAATGGATTGCATTTCTGTCCTGTGCTGGCATGTTCTTTGTTGGTTCTGCTCCCAATTTCAAAGATAATTATGAGAGCAAGATACATTCTGCTGGAGCAATCATCTGTATTGCCGGATCGCAACTTTGGGTAGCATTGAACCTCTGGCCAATGTTGTTAGTATGGCTTGCCTATGTAGGGTATACCGCATTAAGCATTGCCAAAGAAAAAGAGGGCACATTTTGGTATAAGTTCTACCAGAGCAAGCCGATGTTCTGGATTGAGATAGCTGCCTTATTATCCACTTATTTTACCGTGTTATTCAATATGTGATATTATGCAAAGATTAATTCCATATATACAAGATTTTACCGGCTGGGTACAGGCTGTTTCTATTGCGGTAATTGCTTCAATGTTAGATTTTTTCGCACCTATCGAGCATTTTCTTATAGTAATACCTGTAATGGCTAACATAGATATGTTCTGGGGGCTGGCAGCCGATGATTTGCGTTTTAGGAAAAGTAAATTTTTTAGGACGATAATCTATCTTCTGATTTACCTTTTGATCCTGCTTATTGCTTTTTGGATTGGTATAATGATGGAGCAGGATAAAGACAGTACAAAAGCCTTTGTCAGTTGGATAACGTGGGTAGTAGTGTATTGTTATGGTCTGAATATACTGAAAAACATGCACACGGTATATCCAGACAATAAAGTTATAGCCTTTTTGTATTGGGTTGGATCGGTTAAGTTTCTAAGTAAAGTAAATTATCTTGAAGAATATATGAAATCAGTAAAGAAAAAGGAGGATAGGAAATGAATATAACAGAGAATTTTACATTGGAAGAATTTATGCATAGCGATACTGCTATTGTAAAAGGAATAAAGAATGATCCGGGATCGCGTGAGAAACTGGCTATCACCAATCTGTGTGCAAAATTGCTACAACCATTACGGGATGCTATCGGCAAGCCTATCTCCATTAATTCAGGTTACAGATGCCCAGAGTTGAATGCGGCAGTGGGGGGTGTCCCTACATCTCAACATCAAAAAGGGGAAGCAGCCGATTTGAGTATTGATGGAAAGGCCGGTGATTTATTGGAAGTATTGGAAGATTCCGGTTTGCCATTCGATCAGGCCATCTTGTACCGTAAAAATAACTTCCTTCATGTTTCGCTAAAGCTAGAAGGAGAACAAAGAAAAAAGATCATCATCAAGAAATGAAAGCCTGGTATGCCATATCTGTTTTATTTCTTTGCTTTGCTTGTTTTTTTGCCGGAAGGTATTCGGTAGAAAAGCAAATAGAGGTAGTCAAGGAAACAGACACGATCAACAAACCTGTTCCCGAACCTTCTTACATTCTTGATGTAGAGGAAATCGAGCTACCTTACCCGATTTTCGTTTATCAGAAGGGTGACACGGTAAAGGAACTTGACACGATTTATATCCCGTTACCAATCCAGAGAAAGGTTTATGAGACAGATTTGTATAGGGCGGTAGTCAGCGGTTATAGACCCAATCTCGATTCGATGATAATCTACCATAAACGAGAGATTGTACACCAGAAAGACCGTCGCTGGGGATTAGGGGTAATAGGTGGATATGGAATAGGCAAGAATGGCTTTTCTCCGTATATAGGAGTAGGCCTATATTATAGAATTTGGTAAGTAGACTTTTGTTCATAGTCTCTTCCTATGGGGCTGGGAAGTAAAATAAAAGCCCCCAACGTATCACGTTTAACTGCTACATAAAACTGATACACAAGCATAGACACTCGCACGTTGGGGACTTAATATCTTCAACATGAATGTCTATGCTTTTGTTGCATTATGTGCGATAAGTTTTATGTAGCGAAGGCAAAGATATAACTAAAATTCAAACATTATGTGTAAATCTGAAATCTTTGCCAAAATATTAAGAATTGTCTCTAAAGAGACAGAAGTATCAGAAGACCTGATACTGTCAAAGTGTAAACGAAGTGATATTGTTGATTCACGCGGTATCATGGTTGTTATACTATCTGAATATAAATTCAGTGAATCTCAAATATCGTCATTTACCGGATTTACGCCGCAATCGATCAACAAGTTGAAAAATATCTACCCTGACAGAATACGCAGAAATTATCTGCTAAAGGTTATAGTTAGGAATATACGTGAGTCGCTTGGTATGCCATTAAGGAGTTTGTAAATTATACTTAAATATTGCTAACCGTATATCGTTATTATAGTTTCAACTTATATATTTGCAATGCGTTTGATTGGAACATTAACACCTCCAATCCGGCGAACTGTCATTCGCCACCTCCGTCCTATCTCCCTTCAGAGAAAGGGACATAAGCCCATAGTCCTGTAGCTTTGGGCTTTTTTAGTTATGCTTGACAGGGTGTAACTAATATAGTTTGCCGATACAGGTCGGTGGACAAATCGGAAAGGAGGTGTTAATGTGAAAGATCAAACGCAAAAAGACGGCAAAATCCGTATTTTCTGTCGATATATTGTGAAAAATGGGAAGAGGATTTATCCTAAAAATTCTCGTTTCTTTTCTTTCTTGATAGATGACAAGAAATTGGCGTAATGCTGTTTTAAGGGGATGTACAGGAATCCCCTATTTTTATCTGATCATAATAGATATAACGAAGGGCCGAATAACTTTGTGTGTTAAACAGCCCTCCAAACGTGATACGCCGGGTACGAAGCCCCAACATGCGGGTCTATGTTATTTATGTAGCAATCATGATGCTATTATTTTAGTCTCGTTATCTAATCCGACATATTGGTTGTCATTTCTAATGCCTGTAAGTCCGAACGGGGTTTTATGTTCAAGCCAACACTGCTCATTTAATTCATTGGCTAATTCCACAATATGTAAAAGTGAATCTATTGTAAGTCTGTTTCTCTCAAAATCGAACTCCTCTGTTTTGAGTATATCCCGAATTAAACCCAGCAAGCAGTAAGGCGAACAAAATATGCCGGCATCATCTAAAATATTTTTGCCGAACTCTGCTAATACCCCTACTTGATCTGCTGTAAGACCTTCGAACTTTGTTGCTAAATCTTTAAATTCCATGATTTTGTAATTATTTTTTGGTTTATTAATTGGTATAATATTGGCTGTACGTCCTTACGCCGTACCTCGAGTTATATATTTGTGTTTCAGTTAGTTGCTTGTTGATTTTTCTATTAATGGTAGGATTCCATTGCTTTTTAACTTGTCATATAGAAACAATCTGCCTTTTTGAGTCCATTCAGTATTAAGGCTAACATCCGGAATGCCGTTAGTATGAGTATAGTTATGAGTAGTACTATGAACGTATCCTTTGTTCAAATACTTTCCGTATAAGATCCATTGGTTACGGACTTTGTGTTGTATTCCCAGGTCACGCAGTAATAAATTGAATTTTCTTGCACTCATACCGTAATCCTGCGCTATTTGTGTAACCAAGACGGTTTGTTTACTTTGGAGGATCACACGAGTGTATTCGCTTTGTTTTTGTAGTTCGACGTTCTCTTCTTCCAGCTTTGTAATTTCTTCTTCTTTTTGGGTTATTTGCTTCTGTTGCTCTTCTATCTGCTCTGCCTGCATTGCAGCCAACATCAATGCTTCGGAAAATGTCTTTGGAACTTGATAACCATAATTACGTTTTTCTAATTCTTCCCAACGATCAATGATTCTCTCACGTAGTTTTGCGTCATAACCCGATGCAAGGATAAGACATCCTTTCTTGGTAAGTTCGTAATACGGGTCTTTTCTTTCTGCTCCATTTCCTAACTTATTGATCCTATACATCAATCCAAAATTGGATTGATGCACTCCTTGCTCTAAAAGAGAGCGAATATCACGCATTACATGTGCGTGTTGTTTCCCTGTAAGTTTGGCAATTTCGAGCGAACTCATTCTATCCGTTTCGTGGATTAACGTCGAAACCTGCATACTATTATTCTGCTGGCTTTGATTGGTGATATTGTTAAGCATAAATAATAAAAAAAGGTATATTGCCTTTCCCGCTGCTTAACACATATCACCTATGCTGTAGTTCCATTACAGTTCTACACGGGGGTACAATATACCTCAATATTATAATACAAGCATAAAAAATGCCTGCATAAAATGCAAGCTCTACCTGCACAGGTGATTTATATATGTTAAGCACCGCAAACATACGCCTTTTTCTGAAACTGCAAAGAAAAAGCGGTGAAATATGCCTATAGATAGAACTTGTGTAATTATTTTGCTTTTGTGGAAAAATAGTTATCATTTTATTTGCTAATAGTAGAAAAATAGTTATCTTTGTGCTGTCGATTCTTCGTTGTAAGAAGGGTACTTTTAAATTAAAAAAGGAGGTACACGTGGTAATGAAAGTGAAGGAAGTAATTTCCATGCTTGAAGATAATGGATGGGAATTCATCCGAATGTGTGGGGATCACCGGATATTTTATAAGAAAGGAGCCAGAAGGCCTATAGTTATACCGGGCAACCTAAGCAATGATCTGAAAGACGGGACATTAAATTCCATTTTAAGGGAAGCAGGGCTTAAATAGTCCTGCTGTTTCCGTACCTCTTTTAATAAGAAGGCATTATTAAGTTTTATGTGGCACAATATGGAAAATAAATCATTGAAAATTATTATTGAAAGAGCAGAAAATAATTATTCTGCTTTTATTGAAGGCCTTGGAGGCATAGTTGCCACCGGAAAGACCGTGGATGAAATAAAAATGAATATGATAGAAGCCATAGAAGCTTTTATCGTTGAATGCAAAGAACTTGGTTGCGATATACCGGAAGAACTCAAAGGGGATTATGAATTAATTTTCAAAATGGATGTAAAATCCCTCTTGGATTTTTATTCTGGCATATTTACAAAAGCCGGATTAGAGCGTATTACTGGTATCAATCAAAAGCAATTGTGGCATTATGCGTCTGGTAATAGAAACCCTAAGCCAGAGCAAAATTTGAAATTAGAAAAGGCATTACACAAGTTAGGTGAAGAGCTCCTTTCAATATCATTATAGCTTCCCTTAGAATTTGTACGCTGTCAAGAAATTGGCAGCGTATTTTTTTGAATAGGATATGATTCCCGGCGCATCAAGCTTTTCCCGCCGAAATTATCAAATGATCCGTAAATTTTTTAATCGGTAAAGGGAACAAGTAAAAAATCAGACAGTTTAACAACAACTTTACAACAAGCCTACAACATTCTACCATTCAATACAATTACTGTTTTGCGACATTTGCGATGCGGTTGATATTGACCGTAACTAAGATTTAAAATACAATGGAAAAAACTTATGTATTTAATCAAGACGGGGCAGGTGGAGCGAGTAACGGCTTACTTGCATCAATCCTTCCGTCTTTGCAGAACAGAGGTATTGACACAGGTTACCTCATGGGATTAATGAACGGTGGAGGCGGTAACGGTGGTTTCTTCGGGAACAACGGCGGTTTTCAGGACATTATTGTGTTGATTGTGATTGCTGCCATCTTTGGCAACGGCAACTTCGGTTTTGGAGGAAACAACAATCAGGGTGCCAATGAAGGAAGAGACATGATTATGCAAATGCTTAATCGCAACGGTGTGGACATCGCATCACTTGCCCAGGCGTTGAATTTATCTTCAGACCAAATCCTTGCTGGTATTAACTCTGTATCTCAGGCTATATGCGGTCTAGGCAATCAGATGGGACAGAATACCAACAGTATCATTACTGCAATTATGCAGGGCAATCAATCTATCTCTGCTCAATTAGTCGATTGTTGCTGCAAAACGCAGACTGCGATTGAACGACAGGGGTATGAAAGTCGCTTAGCGAGTTGCGAAAACATGAATACGCTTACACGTACAATGGAAGGGAATACTCGTTCTTTGTCGGACGCTTACCGTGAAGGATTCCAGGCTATTGTAGCCAAGATGGATGCCGCAGAGGCACGCCGTCAGCAGGAAGCCCTTGCTGCAAGGGATGCAAGAATTGCAGTTTTGGAGGGGGAAATATCTCAGCGTAATCAGAATGCGACAATCTTGAGCAACTTCGGTCAGCAGATCGCGCCGTTGGTAGCCGGCTTGCAGGCATTGCAAAGTGATGTAGACGGTATCAAGTGCAAGATGCCTCCAACGGTATCCGTTCCTTATCCACAGTTGCAGGTGTATAACCCGGAAACCTATCGTGCGGCCGCTTTCGGTGCTTATGCCGGTGACGCGGCTTATGGACGCGGCGGTTACGGATGTGGTTGCAATAACTACTGGGGTTGATCCGGGTAAGAAAGGAGGTAATTATGTGGCCTAACTTTTTTACAGGATTTCCTTTTCCGTTCCCTTCACTTGGCAGGGCAAACTTTAACACCTTGCCAACGGTGGCTGTGACGGTAGGGACGGAGAACGTGACATTAGAGCTTCCGAACCATGCGTTTCGTAACCGGGATTATGTAGGCGGTTTCTATGTCAATCTCCGTCAAGCTATCCCGGCTGGAACAACAGCAACACTGCCCATTCTGATAGGGACGAACGGAGACACGAGACCGTTAATGGCTTACGGCGATGTGCCTGTGCGAGTAGAGGACCTTGCCGGTCCGGGTATCTATGAGATCCATTACAACAAATACACGAACGAATTGTATCTTGTTAATGGTGGATATAGACCGACAACGACTCCGGCTCCTACAGCAGAAACGGCTTCTTTGCGAAGCAAGTAGTAATTAACATGGAGTTCTGTGGTTGTTGTAAAAATTGCAATAACCACACTCCTTTAAAATCAAACAATCATGTTTCAGAATCTTCGAGTAAATAATCAGTTGTAGATTCTTCATAAGGAAGCCAAACATTTCATAGAGATTGGTTCTGTGGTAAGCGTTTCTGCACCCAAGCCTAAATATCCTATGCCCGCTCCTATGGGGCAGATACCTCAGATGGAGATGGTCGTAGATGTCGTGGCTAATATTAATGGTCAGAACACGACGTTTCAGAATCTTCCCTCCGGTAGTGATATAGCCGACTTTGGGCAAAACGGGAATCTTGTTGTCTCATGTTCCCGCGATGCGATGAACAATGAAATATCCATGATAAAACAAAAAAGATTGGATAGGGTTAACAGTCGGGACTATGACCTCAGCGTGATAGCATCCTGCGATGAGATGTTGACAATGATCAATCCTGAATTTGCAGAAAAGCAACGTCAAGAACAGGAAATCAACACCCTTAAGGCCCAGATGTCTGATATGAGCAAGAACATGTCTGAACTTATGGAGCTAAACAAGCAATTGATGCAACAGCTTGGAGTTAAGGAAACAACTAAAAAATAATAATTATGGGATCAAATAGAAAACTTGAAGAGCTTTTCAGAGAGTTCGATGCTTATGAAGATGAAGACTTGATGGAAGCGATAGAAGAAGCCTATAAACTTGGTTGCAAGGAAGGCAAGAGAAAAGCAATGGAAGGCGGTATGGGATTCCGAGACGATGACGATGACGACGACGATGAATTCCGCGATATGTGGAGGCGCGGTGGAGAAGGTTTCGGTGAAAGGCGCGGCGTGAGAGGAACCGGACGGTATGCCGGTGAATACCGCAGACGCAGACGTTAAATCAGAAGGGGACATTGTGCCCCTTCTTAAAAAGTAAAGATATGAGATTAGATATGTACGATGATTTTCCTTCGGGGATGAAAGCTTATTTAAGCGCATATGGCTGGCATTTTTCTAAGGCTATGTGTGATTGGGCTATTTCCATGATGGAAAAAGAAGATGGAACTGGCAAGAAAATAAAGGTACAGCCCTGGACAAAAGAGCAGATCGACGAAATGCTTAAAAAATATAACGTCGATGTAAAGAAGAAAGGCGGCTATGACTATGTGTATGTTGCCAATATGTGCAAGGCTGATTTTCTTGGCTCCTCCATTCCCCATGATCAATATGCTGCTTTATACGTGAAGAACGTTTGCGACGATCCGGATGCTTACGATGGTATTGTATTTACTCGTTTCTACGCTGATTGCATCGGTTCTGGAACGCCTATTATTTGGGATGAAATGATGTAAATATGATAAGAAGAGGCCTATACATAAAGAAGTACGATTGGCAGGTGCATATATTTTATCGTGTCACCTGCTATTATACGGAAGAGATCATAGGTTTGTTGAAATCAATAGATTGTCCGAAAGACAAGGCAAGAGAGGCTTACAATAATTTGGTGTCATGCAAACTTGATACCGGTGTCACGTACTCCAATTACAAGCTACGGAAATCTGTAATGGTCATAAGTAAGACTTCGTCCCCGGAAGAGTTTTTAAACTCCCTAAAGCACGAATGCCGCCATTTGGAGGATCATATAGCTACGGCATTTAAAATGCCTATAGGAGGTGAAGAAGTGGCGTATTTGGCCGGTTATTTAGGTAGGATGTTGTACGAGGATGTGCAGTTGTTTATATGCGACTGCCGCAAACATAAACGGGAAAAGCTATGCGTAAAGCGAATAAAAAAGAAATAAGAAAATTAAAAAGGGAGTCAGCCAGACGCGAGATTGACCGCCTGGTTGACTCCCTTGACTTCGAGCCGGTCAACTTCAACGAGAAAGTCTGCCGGCTAAGGAGGCTGATGTGCCTACTATGAGGCTATATCGGCAAGTAGACTATCAAGCAGATGTACTGTAATAGCCAAGTCAAGACTTGTTCAGGTATTAGTTTAGTCTCTTCTGCATAAAGTGTCCGATATTTTTTTTGAGAAGTTACAAGTTATCCTTTCAGAAATTCAGGATTATCAAAAACATTCCCAATAATACACCCTTGGCATATCTCTGAATCTAATAAATCGCACGGATTAACTCCATCTAAGGATATGCACCATCCTGTATGTTCGTATAAGTCAATTACTTTTGGAAACTTTCTTTTCTCTTCATGCTTCCATGTTGAGAATATAACGGAATAAATACGTCCGCTTGGTGCTTTTATCAAGTCTCCTTCGTAAATCTCCTTTTCATTTTTGTCTTTTAAGCCTGTGTTCTGACCGATAGAGTCAGACATAACAAAATCCCATTTTGAAAAGAAAGGTGATGCAGAACCGTCATTAAATACTCCTCTTTCTTCTATGATTATTGTACCTTGTCCTAAATCTACAGGAGTACCGTATTTCCACTCTTTGTAAGTAGTGCTTTTCCCTCTGAATTTTATTTCACGCATAATTAAGCTTCTATTAAAATATGTCCTTGCTTTCTTAATTGTTCGACGTATTTCATTATACCTTTTTCCGTAGAAAATGATTCATCGTCCCACCAAATTCCAAATCGTTTAACCTGCACTTGATACCATTGATCACCGAAGAAGTTTTCATATAGTCCGTATCTATATTTAGCCATTATCAGTCCTCCTAATTAGGTAATAAATCATCGATGTATGCCCAACGCAAAATCTTGTCGTAATGGCAAGCTTTTACCCATTCATATTCAGAACGCCAATCAATACAAATGCAGACATTTCCGTCTCCATCCATGTGTTCAACCAAACAATCCTTTCCCGGTTCAGCTATGTCACATGGTTTGTGCCACACCGAGTTGATGCGCCATTCTGCACCTTTCTCGAATGAATAGGCAAACAGTCCTCTTGTTTCCTCCGGATCATGATCCCAACCTATCATATTAGCATGTTGGGTTGCTGCTTTTTCAATATCATCTCTTCTCATTTTTTCTTTTGTTAAATTAATATCTTTCGTGAAATGAGCTATTCCGGCTCAGTTCTGTTTATGTTTTAATATCAATTCGAATAAATATAATGCATTCCTGCTTCATATACCTTATGTACATCAGGGTCATTCTTGTCTTCCGGTTCCAATTCACTCTCTTCACGAGTATAATCCCATTCAGAGTTGTAGTACATATCCTCATTTGTTTTCTCCAAGGAGCAATCTTTCATCAAATTCATATCTTCTCCCCAAACTGCAACTTCTTGCTGTTGCTCTTCTTCTGTCATAAGGGATATTTTGTCTTTTAATTCTTTCCAAGTCATAGCTTAAATTTTTTTTTAAAGTTGAATTAACTATTTAATAAATCATATAGCTCTTTCGCTCTGGAATATGTGTCAAATCCTTTCACATTCCGCCATTTTCCGGAGAGAAAACCATTCTCATATACTTGTACCCAGTAAACTGTTATGGGGATACAGCCGTTATAAGCATCGCCTCGAATTATTCTGTATCGCTTCATGTCTTTTTAATTATTATCTTCTTTCTTGATCTTAATCTTATCAATCATCCTTTGAAACTTGGCAGCCACATAGTCACAGTGTATTGCCAAGTTCCTGTCGCGTTCCTTTTCGAGGCGCTTTATTTCTTCTTCTTCTTCTATCCAATCTTTCATATTTCATCTTTTTTTGTCATTTTTCGCATGATTCAAACGCTTTTTCAAATACTTCCGCCCTAAGCATATTGTTTGCTATGGCCTGAAAAGCGTTTGCAATTTCTGGCAACTCATTCAAATTTACATGTATCTCTTTGGGGGTAAGTACCTCTGTAAGCTCCCTTGCAAAGTGTAGCATCTTATCCATGGTGAGATACCGAAGGGGATTGTAAGCCAGTGGGGCGTATTTGCTTATGGCGGTAAAGAAATCCCGGATGGTAATTTGGGATGTCTGGCATAACATGTCCACCGTAGAGCAAATGGAAAGAGCTTTATTCAAATCTTCATGGCATCCGGCATTATGCAATGCCTGGCTGACGGTAAATCCATAGCGATCTATATGAGGCTTGATATCGTCCTCCATGCTCTGCGTAATGAGGGCCATGGCTTCCGCGTTTACACCTGCGATCCGGCATATTTGTCTGTTGTATGCGGCCATTTGGCGGTCCATGCTGTTGATCAGCATTTTGACCTTTTGGCGATAAAGTCCGCATCCCTTGATGTGATCGGAAAGCTGCATTTCGAAATTATACACTTGGTCGTTGACGAATAGGACGATATATGTCAGACTCGTAACAAGACCGCCGGTGTCCTTGTCTATTTCATCCCAACTGTTGTATTGTTTCATATCTATGAGTTAATAATTCTACTTCAGTGCATCTTATCCATTTGGCACTTCTTGATAAACACAGTTCGTGAGTGATTCGATTGATGTCATACACTTCTCTGATTTTACCCTTGTATCGGACTTTGCTACCGATACGGCATTGGGTGTTGAATATGTTTATTTTCATGCTATAGGTTGTTTAAAAAGGAGCATCATTTTCTTCTACAAGTCTATAAGATTCATCCATTTCATAAAAATGAGTTGTTTTAGGGCTGAATTGAACAATAAATTTTTCAAGGCCAATATTTCTGCCTTTCGCTATATCGATCATTGCGGTTCCTTTCGTTTCTGCATTTTGAAATGGTTCAGGGTAAAATTTGCCATATAATTCCGGCCTATAAATCAAAATGACAACATCCGCAGCTTCCCCGATCTGCCCGGAGTCGCGAAGGCGGGCAAGAGAAGGGATAGGATTAATGGAATCCCTGTTTAGTTGTGATAAAGCAATTATCCAAATGTCCAGTTCTTTTGCTAAATTTTTCAATCGTCTTGCTGCTTCTCCCATCATTTGCTCCTTATTGCTCCCTTTCATGTTTACTGTTAGAATTTGCAAGTAATCCACAATAGCCCCTGTGATGCCGTATTTCAGCTTCATTGTTCTAATGGATGCGAGTATAGTATCAATGTTAGAAGTGCTTCTATCGTCAAAAAAAACAGGTTTTCCGGCAAGTTTTCCAATGCCTCTGTCTATCCTGTCGAATTGCTCCGGTGAAAGGCGTGAATACATGATCTCATTTGCGGGTATTCCTGATTCGATTGAGATCATCCTAGCGACGATTTGCTCTTTCTTCATTTCCATAGAGTAAAATGCCACTCCGTCCCCATAACAAGCCGAAGAAAGGGCAAATGCTATTGATAAACTCGTCTTACCGGAAGATGTATCAGCCGCAATGATAATCAAATCGGATTTTTGTAATCCTCCGCTTCTCCCGTCAATTTTTGAGAATCCGGTGGGGGTTCCAGTCAGTTTTTTATCACCGGATGAATTAAACTCCATTTGTTTTGTCACTTCACGTACAGCATCGTCAATTGTAGACATATTGCTTTTTGAAGATTGGAACACGGATTTAAGGGATTCTTCCGCTTCTGACATGATATCGACGATATCTTCCGATTCGCTGAAGGCTTTATTCTGCATGGTCATGCCGATTTCTATAAATCTGCGCCTTTTCTCCTTATCATGCAATAATGCTGCATGTTGGTAAATATCGTTTGTGTAATAACTCGAAATTTGACTGATAGCAAACAAATCGACGGATTCGTTCTTTTTTCTCATTTCGTTTGTGACAGTGATCAAGTCTGGACTTTCTCCTCTGGAGTCTATTGCGATAATGGCTTTGTAGACTTGATTGTTTAAGTTATCATAGAAACAATTAGGAGACAATATTTCTCTCACCTCGTTCAGTGCATTGCGATCGGACATAATTGTTCCCAAAACTACTTTTTCAGCATCTGTATCATGCGGCATAACTCTGTTATCCATACTCTTTCTTTTTAATTTCCATGATTGTTTGGTATACACTGTTTTTATAGCGGGTGATATAGCTGTCGTTGTTTATTTTTCTCACTATATCTGTCAGCATACTCTTATTCATTTTCGCAAGAGATTCAACTTCTTGATCTGTGGGCTGTGAAGGCATTTTCAACAACAAAGGGCCATTGTCCTCCAAGAATTTTCTAAACCTTTCCTGTAGCGGCGTAAGCTGCTCCGGCTCCGGATTGACATTTCTTCGTTTATAGACTTTATTTTGCGGTTGGTCTAAGGCCTTTTTGAATGTGCTAACCCAATCGATGTTTTTGGTCTTGCTGATCTTTTTCCTTTTCCAACCGGCTTCTTGGCTCCAATAGTCTTCAAATGCTTTTTTTAGGGACAATACGATGTCCAACTCTGGATGATATTTTTGTCTGTTTTTTATAAACTCTTTGTCGGAAGATATTTTTTCAAATGCTTCTGTTACTTCCGAGAGGTAAATATCAAAATCATCTCTCCAAGTTTTGCCAGATGCAACGTCCCCCTCTTGGGGGGTAGGGGGGATATTATTATTTATATTATTAATATTATTATCTTTATTAGATTTGTCCCGACGTTGTCCCGACGTTGTCCCGACGTTGTCCCGGTTTTGTCCCGCGAGTTGTCCCGGTTTTTTGGGAATGATATTGTATTTATCAAAATTACAGACTGTTATAACTGTCTGCTTTGTCCCTTCAGCTGTCCTTTTTGTTATCATGCCTTCGGATATTAGCAGATCCAGGAACTTGTCAACTTTGTTTTTCGACCATCCCCACAAGTCGGCTAATCGCCTCAATGATGCGGGGTATTCCCCTCTATGGATTTCTACTGCTTTGCCCCCAATCAGCATCTTGGTCGAATTCGCCTCAAACCGTACTAGTCTCAAAATGTCGATCCACGCTTCGGCATAACTGAATTCTCGCTTTTCGCTCCAAAAAGGATGCTCAAATAGCTTTCTGCTAATTGGGATATATCCCTCTTCCATGATCAATATATTATTCCTCTATTCAACAGTTCTTTTCTATATTCTTCAAGTGCCTTTACGCACCTATCCTTATTCCTATGTCCCATTGGCATAATACCGGAAAGCCTTGCATTGCAACGGTCTATACCATATTTGAGATCGATATTTGACATCTTCTTTATATCCATATTAATGTAGATTTTAAAAATTAGACATTCGATTGTATAATGAAAACTAATCTTTTATGTCATCGTCTTTTCTATGCTTATAGGCGTAATAAATAGCGCAGCACATATTTACAAGAGCATTGATAAGCAATAGATTTTGTACCCAAATATCGAAACCGGCTATGTAGCTAATCTGGTAGGATATGAATGATAGCCAAAAGACAATTTCTTCATATTGATAACTTTTCATATTTTCTTTTTGCTATTTCTTTTTGAACAATAAGCATATCCTAATTGCGTTCCCTACCAAGTTTACCTTCTTCTCTTTGCAGGTAATGACCAGTTCTGAGAACGCTTTAGAGTGTATGCAATCACTACACCTTGCATGAGTAATTTCTTTCTTAGCCATATTATAATTTTATTGGTAATCCTGCATAAACCCATGATAGGATGCAGGAATCCCTGGCATCCTGATTTAACCTCTTATCCAATCCCCCAACGATCTTTGATAGTTCTTCTTGAGTTATCTTCCCGTCTTTACCCTTCCAGCATTTTCTAAGAGGTCTAATTTCGTCAACTTCCAGTCCTATATGCCTTGCCATTTCAGCTATTTTGCGAGCGACCTCATGGTTTCGACCAGTATTCTGACCTATTTTAGCTGCAGCAGCCGGAGTGGAGCGTGTAGCGTGCCAGTTGCTTTCATTCATCCAGCCGGCTTCGACAACGACTATGATAGATTCTTTTTGACGATCAACAAAATCCTCTTTTATATACTTTAAGTAGTCAACAAGGATAGGGAATGAAAGATTAGTCACGTTTAAACACCTTGACTTAACATGAAGCTCTGTAACTCCCGATTTGTCACAATCGGGATCTATTCCTATTACTCTGTCTTTCTTAATCATAATTGTAATTGTCGTAATCATCCGGTTCAAAATCCGGAATATCATATCCAAAATCCATAATTCCAATATCAATGTGGGGCGGATCGGAATCGAACCAATCTAATATACATCTATTACCTTTCGCCCCTAAACGCCCTGCATATTCTCACGAACGACAGGGGGTGAAAACCTAAATTATTAACCGCATGAAGTTCTACTTATGTTTACACCTTAGTATCTCCCGTCTCTTTATTATTGCTCTCCCCGTACATATTGTGTCGGAGCTTAAAGAATGAATAAGGGTGGATTTTGCCATCCCAATATCATCTTCACTCAAATAATCAAATATGGCAGAAATACTACCAAAGAAATGATCTTGTTTTTTAAAGATCAAATGAACATGTATTACTCTCATAGTTCCATATTTTTCTTATTTGGAAATAAGTGATTCAATTTTCTTTAAATCCTTCTTGGTTAGTCGAACTGCATCAGCTATCCGACTACAGCCTTTATCTTCTACATGATCTACAATTTTTGATACATGTCGAAGGAAAGATTTTATTAGGTAGTCGGGGAGTTGATATTGTTTCATAAGCTATTTTGCTTCTACAGGTTTGCTGTTTTTTAATTTATAAAATGTATCGGCTTTAATTGATATTCCGTCGACTTTAAACGCCTGTACATTTATAATAGGATAAGTATTTCCATCCCAATCACCTCTTTCTGTTAATACAATCCAACAGCCCATAGCTCCTTTGGCTTTACTATCGTATCCTGTTACGATAGCTATGCTGTCTTTCCCTTCTACGCTGGCTGCTGACCGATAGCCGGTGTTGGTGGCTGCTGACTGATCGCCGGTGTTGGTGGCTGCTGACTGATTGCCGGTGTTGGTGGCTGCTGACCGATAGCCGGT